ACCTAACGGAAGGAATAGCGCGCGCGGAAAGGAAGGGAATTTGAGGTGTTCTCCCCAAGTTATTCTTTAACTCTCGAGAGAGGGTGAGCGAGCGAGTGTATGAATGTGGTCACGTCTACAGGAAATGAGGGTTATAGGGGTACGTTTCCTATGCTTCCTATGGAACGTGTGGAGAATTTAGGCCCTTTCGTTTCCTATGGAGATTAGATAGTTTTAAATACTTAGTTAGTATAAAATAACTATGCCAAGAGGGAAACTTAAACTAACGAAAGAAGATAAAGAATGGGCCAAAGCAGTTAAGGATAGAGATGATTGGAGATGTGTTATTTGTGGAGATACTGAAAGACTTAATGCCCATCATATTATAGCTAGAGAAAATCATGAAACGAAATTTGATATTAAAAATGGTTTATCTTTATGTCCTAAACACCATTTCTTTTGCAGACAAATATCTGCTCATAATAACCCTTTAGGAGTATTTATGTGGTTAGAGGAGAATAGATTAGAACAGCTAGTTTATTTGAAAGATAGATTAAAGGAGATTTTAGATGCTAAGTCTTGATCCCTGGCAAAAGGAGTTCCTAGCTTGTGAGGGAGATAGGTTACTTTGCACAGGTAGGCGAGTAGGCAAGACTTACATAATGGCCCGCGGGGCCATTGATAGAATGCTTAAGAAGAAAACAGGAGTTATTATTTTTAGTTTAACAGAAGAACAAGCTATGCTAATTTTAGCAATGGCCAAGGAATACCTTAACCAAACTAATCCAGGAGCCATGAGGAAGAAGAACACAGCAACCAACAAAAAGACAATTACTTTAAAAAATGGCTCGACTATGAGATGTAGGCCCGCGGGGGATACGGGGGATAGTGGCCGAGGATTTGAAGCAGACATATTGATAGTAGACGAAGCCTCACGTATGGGGAAGTTTTTTTGGATTTCTGTCCGTCCAATTATCCTAATGACAGCGGGCGAGGTATGGCTAGGCTCAACCCCTTACGGAAAGCAAGGCTATTTTTGGGAAGCCTTTAACGAAAGCTTTAATCTTAAACTAGAGGAAGCGAGGTTTAAAGTGTTCTATACCACCACCGAAAAGGTAGTTAAAGAGAGAGAGATAACCGCGGATTGGACCGAGGCCAGGCGGGAGAAGATCCTAAAAACCTTAGAACAAGATAAGCGAACAATGAGCAAGCTAGAATACGGACAGGAGTACCAGGGTTTATTTATGGAAGATCTTATGCAGTTCTTCCCTGATGATATGATTAAGAAAGCCCAAACTATGGATAGGCCCGAAAGCATAGCGAGAGAATTTGAGTACTTCGCTGGACAGGACATAGCCCGAATGGGGGAAGACCAGTCAACCATAGAGGTAGGATATTTAGTAGAAGATGAGATTTTTCAAGTTGAGAACATAGTAACCTCTAAAACATTTCTAACAGATACTTTTAAACAAAATAAAGAAGTTGCTTTGCTTTATGATATTAATAAATTCTTTATTGATGATGAGGGGATAGGGATAGGGGTGTTTGATATGATGATGGACGATGATGATTTAAAGAGAATGACCATAGGGATTAATAATTCCAAGAGAGTAATAGACGCAGACGGAAAAGAGAAAGGGATACTAAAAACTGAACTTTATTACAATTTAAGGACAATGTTGGAAAGTGGCAAAATCCATTTATTGAAAGATGATAGTATATTTAATTCCTTAAAATCTGTTCAATTTGAGTATAAGACCGACGTAAAAGGTATCCCACAGATAAGAATTTTCGGAAATAACACCCATATAGCTGAGGGATTGATAAGATTAGCCCAAGCTATCAAATACAAAGACTTAAATATGAGGATATACTCAATAAAAGTATAAAAATGGCAGAAAATACAGAAATAACCGCCGAAAAACCTAAAATAAAGCTAAAAGAGTACGATTTTGAACTAAACGATGGCGAAACTGCCCTAGTTCTAGCAATTCAAGAATTAACTAACCAAATTATAAAACTGAGGTTATCTAATGGCTGATACAGGCATATTTTGCACAACTGCTGAGGTAGTGAGGAAAGCAGGCGCCAACGCTAACGCAACAGCAATTACCGAAGCTTATGTTAATGATTTTGTGACCCAGGCCGAGAGTTGGATTAATGCAGTTTGTAGATTTAATTATAGCGATGGTTACACTTCTTTAGATGTGGACGTTAGAGGAATTTTAAAAGAAGCAGCATCTAGTTTAGCCGCGATCTATGTAATTAACTATGATATGGGTGGATTTTCAAGCAGACAAGAAGCTTTAATTATGATTAATATCCTTTGGGCAAGAGTGAACGAATGTACTAAACTTTTGGAGAATAAAGCAGATGTTCAAAGCTTTATTAACGAGGTATAATGGCGGGCGTACCTGTAAACTTTGCAATTCCTGGAGAGAGTGCCGTAGCTTCTTATTCTTGGACGGATATAGCCAGCGGTTTAGGATATGTGACTTTCTACGGATTTAAATCCGTAGATGATACAACAGGACATTATATTTTATCAAAAAATCCCTCTTATAGCGATGAAGTGGCAACCTTAGGAACCTCAGTAGATAGCCGAACATATACGGAAGTCTTAGACTTAGATTTTGATACTTCTGAATTTAAATTACCTCAAACTATTGAGGGGGCAGGTTATGTTCAAATAGCTTTGTCTACTAACGGAGCAGATACTAAAACTATAAACTATTATGCCATAGCTAAACTTAGAAAATGGGACGGAGTAACAGAAACAGAAATATCCTCGGGGCAGAGTAGAGAAATGGAATTAATACAAACTACCAATTATGGGTGGGACGGCGAAAACTCCAATATTTATTTAGATATTCCCAAAACAGTTTTTAAGAAAGGAGAAATATTAAGACTTAGTATTTTTGTATATTCTAAATCTACACAATTCAACGCTCAACAAGCCTTAGCGCATAGCCCGAATAATCAAGAAGATGCAACAAAGGGCGCTGATCCGAAAGGGCCCGTCAACTTAACAGGATTTGATAATTATAATTATTCAAAATTAAAAATAGATCTACCTTTCAAAATAAACTTATAAAATGGCAATAACAGGAAACCTCGGCAGCATAACAACGACTGATTTTACCAATACAGTACCCGACTTTATTGTTTCTAGCAAAGCTTTAGATGTAGCGAACAAAACAGACGAAAGCGTTTACTATTGGTATTTTGATAAGGCCCAACAAAACATAGGTTATTATTCTCAAATTCCCGAGATATTTAGCGCGGCTAATGCTTTATCCACCTGGGCAACAGGGAGAGGGTGGGACACAGAGGATCTTTTATTAAGAATAGAACTAGAACACGTTACAGGAATGGGCAAGGATACTTTTGACCAATTAATTTGGAACCATGAGGTTATGAAGTTAATCGTTGGGGACGCATTTATGGAAGTTAAAAGGAAAGATGGAAAACTAATAAACTTAATTTCAATAAGCCCCGAGAGGGTTAGGGTAGGTTATAAAAATGGACGTATAGTTCACTATGGCGTTTGGGACGGGAAGAAGTGGAAGAAGATAGCAAAAGAGAATATGCTCCATTCCTCAAATAAGAGAATAGGGGATCAAGTACACGGAACAAGCCAAATAGACGCTTGTAAATGGATTATAGATGCAAGGAATGAGGCCCTAGTAGATGGACGTTTAATTCAGAATAGAAGTAAAGCTTTGGGTATTGCTTACTATAAAACTGACAATGCGGGCAAGATAGCTTATGCAAACTCACAGATAGAGAAAGCTGTTAAAAATGGCGAGATGGTAGGACTGCCTGAGGGAACAGTAGAAATTAGAGAGTTCCCAACAAAGAACATAGTAGATAGGCAGAGTTGGATAGCGTATTTAGAAAACTTCTTTTATCAAACTTTTGGAGTGCCTAGATCCATTGTTTCCTCTGATGGAACTTCTGAGGTAGGCGGGAAGATGGGACATGTTATTTTCGAAACTATTTACGCAAAAGAACAGATGGATTTAGAGGGCGATTTATGGAACCAACAAGCCATCAAGATTAAATTTAACAGACCCCCAAGTTTGGGCGGACTAATAGAACAAGAAGAAACTAAAAATAGTGGTATGACTTCCATTCAACCGAATGACGTCACAGCCAACATGGAGAGAGAATAATGGCTTTTAATCCAATGACGCCAACTTTCGGAACTTCTACAACCTTAGGACAAGATGTTTATAAAAAAGGAATGATAGATCAAGCTAAGTTAAATCAAGAGAAAACCCCCCAACAGCTATGTAAAGAAAAGGGCGGAACATGGGACGCAGTAACTCAGACTTGTTTATTACCTCAACCAAAGCAACCCGAGGCGCCTAAACAAGAAGTAATTACTAAAACTTTTGATAGCCCGATGGGTAAAACAACTCTAACTAGGGATCCCGAGAATAGAAGCGGGAGCAGGGGAAGCCCCAATAGATTGGGGCCAAGCTATAACCGCAGGCCTTGCTAATGTAATTCCGTCCGCAGTTGGTGGGGCAGCAGGGGGAGCAATAGCAGGGGGAATAGCAGGGGCAGGCGTTGGCTCTACTGTTACGGCACCACTAGGAGCGCTTATAGGTGGCGCAGGGGGAACTTTAACAGGTTTTTTTAATGGTATTAGATCCAATATTAAGGCACAACAAAGCGGGGAAGTTGGAGCAACTAAGAAAGTTTTAACAAGTGCAAAGACTAATTTAAGACAATTAAGAATGATGGTACAAGCAGACCCAAGCAAAGCAGACGAAGCAGTAGAACTTTATAACGATCAAATGGCCAAAGTCTACGCAGCACAGGCAACTCTTAAACTAGAAACACAAGGGAACTTAAACGCCTTTATGGACGATGGGAGAAAGGATTTAGCAGAGTTTGATTTATTTTTAATGCAAGGTGGTTACGCAGATTTACAAGGGCAGAGATTAAAACAAGCTTTATATAGTGGCCAACCAATGAGCCCCGAACAATTACTTCAAGAATTACAAATGGACATGGAAACTGAATAATGGCAAATAAAAAAACACCTCTAAAAGATAATAGAAACGAGATAATTTATAATTTAATTAACTCAGGGATCGCAGGAGCCTTAGTTTTTGCAGGATCCTTAGCAGCGGGAAGCATAACATTACAAGGAATTTGTGCAGCTGTTGGAGCTAGTTTAGTTGTAGCCTTAACCAAGTTTAGGGAATATTGGGCCTCTGAAAAGAAAGAGTACATAACAAGTATATTTAATTTTATCTAAATAACCGAAAGGTTTAAATACTTAGTTAGTTAGTGAATACTATGGAAACAAAAGAAAAGAAAGAAGAACCACAAGAAGAAAAATTATCTATAGTTGACGAAGCTAAGAAAGTTAGGGACGACATTAAAGCCGAGAATGATAGGCGGGAGAAGATCCTAGAAGAAGATAAGAAATTACAAGCAGAGAAAATGTTAAGTGGAACTTCGGGCGGCAGGGAAGAAGAAATAAAGGTGGAAGAAACAAACCACGAATATAGAGAAAGAGTAGAAAAGGAAATGCAAGAGGGAAAATATGACTGAGGAAAAAGAAATCGAATGTGAGATTATTTCTAAAGTTGAGAAGTTTTGGAGAGATGTTAAAGAGAGAACAGAGAAAACTATTTTTAACATGGAGCAAGAAATGAAACTTAACGTCAAGGTTTTAGAATTTGCGGACGAACAGATAAAAAATTAACTATTTCTAAAGAACCGAAACATTTATATACTAGGTTTTCCCCTATTTTAACATGGCAAAAGAGGCAGTATTAGTCGTTGAAACAAGTATCCCTATTAATTTTAATTGTAGTACAAGCACAAGTATAGAAAAAGGATCAATTTGTAAGATGACTGATAACATGACAGCAATTTTAGCAGATGGAGATACGGATATAGTTGCAGGTATTGCACAAAGCGAAGTTCTTTCTACTAACGCAGGATCCGTAGCAATTTATAGAAGTGGTATTTTTAGAGGATATGCAGGAGCAGCAGGTGTAACAGTTGGATCCGCTATAATTACAGATGCAGGAACTGGCGCAGCTAACGAATTAGTAGACGCAGACATAAATTCAGAGAATATAGTGGGTATTGCTTTGGAAACAGCAACAGACGGAAATACATTTTTATTCGAATTAAAACCAATGGCGGTTAATCTAGCATAATGGCAGATACAAGCGGACAAGCAGACCTTAGGGGAATTAACATTGATAAAGTAGCTAAGGACTACGAAGAAGAAGCATTAATTTTCAAAGGTTTAGTAAGAGTTACTTCTACAAATGCAAGAGAGAACAGATGGTACCAAAAGACCTCAGGTTATTTATCCGCAACAGCCCCAGCAAAGATAGCAGGAATTGCAGAGGGAGCAAGACCATTCGTTTTAGAACAATCATGGACAAGAAACACTTCTAATATTAAAAAGTATATGTTAGACAGCCCAATGATCAATATGGAAGATGAGAGTGATAGTGAAGTTAAGGTATTCTTAGACAACTTAAAAGACTTAGTACAAGCAGTAGCATACGAAGTGGATAGTGATATTTGGGACGTAGCTAGTGAGAGCCAATCTCCTGTAAATATTAATTCAGTAACAGCAACAGCAGCATGGGACGCAAGTAGTGGACAAAACCCTTACGAAGATATTATGGAAGCTAAGCAAAAGATTAGAGAACAGACTAAAAGAAAATTGAATAATGGTTATTTGTTAGTTTCCGCAAAAGGAGAAAAGGATTTGATGGTTTGGTTAGTAACTACCAAAGGGGCGAATGTAACTGGAAGCGTAGGAACAAGTAATGGAACTCTACAAACAATAGCAGGATTAAAAGTTATTGTTTCAGAGAACGTAACAGCAGATTTCGCAATGGTAGCAGGACTTAAAGATGCAGTGGAATATAAACAATTCAAACCATTGACAACAGCAATAATTACAGAAGAACTAATCGGTAGGAAGATAAGAGTTTCAGAACATGGAGTTGCTATTCTTGAAAAACCTAAATTTATTAGTCTTATTTCTAATACAGAGGCTTAAGATGAGTTTAGATAATCTTAAAGTCTTAAAAGAACATTACGAAAAATTAACTGAGGGTAATGTTAAAACAGGAAATCAAATAAGAGATGGTTTAATTGTTTCAGATGCTAAAAGTAATTTAAAAGAACTACTTTCTAAGTTTCCACAATTAGAAGTTAAGGAAATTCCTAAAGAAGTTAAAAAAGTTAAAAAAGTTGCTAAGGGTGAATAATGGCAGCTGGAGATGTAACTGTCCAGCTGGTTGAAGACGCAACAACTACTTCTGTCGATACAGCTATAACCGCTATGAGAAACGGAGCGAATGATAAATGGCTTATGACTGACTTAAACGGCGGACAAGATGTTCTTATTGTAAACATAGAGGAAGCCTAAGATGACCGCAGGAGATGTCGAGGTTAATCTCAATAACCCTTTGACTAGGAGATGCGCCTCTTTCGATGGTGTTGATGATAGAATAGCGAGTTTTCCATATCTTGTTGGGTTTATTGTGATACTCTTGCAACGGGTGCAGCAACTGGGAGAATTTTTGGAAGAGGGGGACAGCCATTTTTAATACTAATGGCACAAACAACAGGGCGGTTAGAATTTAATACGGCTGGATTAACAGATAATACTCTTGTTTGGAATAATGTAATGCCTGTTAATGAATGGGTGCATTTAGCCGCAACTTATGACGGAGCAACAAAAAGAATTTATTTTAATGGAGTTTTAGATAAAGAGGAAAGTGCAACAGGAATAACAGGGATAAATTCTACTGGGCTGGGCATCGGCTCAAACAATGGCACTTATTATTTTCCTGGAAAAATAGCAGATGTAAGATTTTATGATAAAGGTTTAACAACAGACGAAGTTTTAAAAGTTTCTCAAGGAATAAATATAACTCGGGGACTAAAAGGACATTGGAAACTAGCAACAGACTACAAAGACAGCGTAGGCTCTAATGATGGAACTAACTCGGGAAGTGTTTTAAAAATAATAGACCAAAAGAGCGAACTAGCAGAAGACCAAAAATATACTTCTTTCGATGGCATTGATGATTATGTTAATTGCGGGAATGGGAAAGAAATCCAAATTACTAATAATTTAAAAGTATCTGTTTGGGCTAGAGGAGATGGTGGGGCTAACCAATACGTAGCAGCTAAATATTACCATATATCTGACCAAAGAGGTTGGAGAATATCGACCTCAGATACTGATAAGATT